TAAATCCTGCAGTATGATTTTGAGAGCTGACAATATCATCCCATTTTTCAAAACTAACTTTAGATTTTACGGAATAAGAAAAATATTGATAGTAATCATTATCGTGCATTCTTTGCAAATCATTATTCAAAAATCCGGTTTGGGTGTTCCATCCTTCTTTGACTATTGAAAATGGTCCAACATTATATTGAGTATTAAAGTTTATAATATCTCTTACAATTCCTTGACTACTTGAAGATTCACCTACAATTATTTCATTTATAATAAATTTAGTCGATGATGAAACTTTTAGATATCCATTTTTAGAATCCCAAGAATTGGAAACCCCAAATGTTGATGGTGATTTTATGATTTCATTTTCAAAAAATTGGTTGCTAACAATCGAAATATCAAAAGATGGAAAATATTTTGAAGGTACAATAGTTCCTGCAGAATTAACTGGATCATAAACACCAGGAACATCATTTGCTGAAAGATAATTTGAAAGATTGTAAGTTATAGTTGGATTATTTCCTCCAATATTTGCATCTATTTGAGTTAATGTAAAAAGTGAATAGTTATAATTAGAGGAATTATAACCAAGTCCAGTTGATCCAAGTCCTACACTAATATTTTCGATTAGTATTGAATCTCCAACTGAAAATGGAAAATCATTCGAAGAACTATAACTTACTGCAATTGAAACAGTAACATCTTTTGTAGAATTATTAAATGAAATTGAAGAAATTCCAACACCATTAGAATTATTGATAGGTATGATTGTTGGAATTTTATTATTGAGACCTTTTGTATTTTTTAAAATAGTGACTTCAGAATCTCCAAGTTCATATGTTATATCGATATCAGTAATTACATTTCCAGTTAATCCATCTAAAAGAACTAAATCTGGGGCAAATATGTAATTTGTTCCAATAGAAGTGATCCCAATTCTATTGATTGAAGAAAATGGTTCTACTTTTAAAATTTGTGGGAATTGGGCTTCGGGTCTTAATGTAATATCTGATGGATAATCAAATCCAATATCTTGAATCTCTACATTTAAAATATTTCCTATAGTATTACTTTGAGAATCTAATATCGATCCGGTTCCATAAGTTGAAACGACCGAAGATACTGGAGGAAATTTTTTATAATTTCTTCCAGAAGAAACTATTTGGGTTTCAAAAATAGATCCATATGCGGATGTGGAATTAGTTGAATACCTAAATTTTCCATCTAAGTTAGTATATGTTGTTTCTGCGGGTGTGTTTAAAATATCAAAAGTAAAAGTAGTGCTTCCAATTCCAGTTAAAGATTGATATCCCGATAATGAATTATCTGTAATTGTTATAGTGTTATTATCATTAACACTCTCTTTATCAATTATTACTTGTTTTTTTATTTCATTATTTTCACTTAAATTTATTGGAGTCAAATTATAATATAAAACTTTTGGTAAATCGTCCGTGACGTTTAGTGTTAGTTTTGCATTTGCATCAATTCCAATTACTCCTTGCTTTGAGACTTCAAAATTATTAGTTGTTGAACTTGTGTAAAAAGGATTCTTTAATTCCGAATCTGAATAAATGTCAAAATCAAAAGCTGAATATGAAATAGAGTTACTAATAAACGCAAGAGAGGAATGTGATAAATCAAATACAATAGTTTTATTTTTTTCTACTTTTATTAGAGGATTTATTTTTGAAATAGTGCCAGATGATGCACTAGAAATATCAACAACGATCGGATTTAATTTAGTAGAATTTAATTGAGTTGAGCAAAGATTAAAATTATTTTTGTCTTTTACATATACATAATAAATTTCATTATTGATCAACCCTCCAGATGGAGAAGAAGAAGTATGAATTACTTTTTCTCCAGTTTGGAAGTTATGATTTTCAATAGTTATTGTATTTGTAGATATATCAACATTTGTTGATATAAAGGATCTTGGATTTGCAATTAATCTTCTATTAAAATCGTTATATTGTATTACAACTGTGGTTGTAATTCCTGGTTTAGATTCTAATAAAATGGTATCATTTTTATTCAATCCGTGAGTAGTTGCTGTTGAAACGGTTACAACATTTCTACTCACATTTCCTTTGAGAATATTAGTTGGATTTGTTTTAAAACTATGGTTATTGCCTGTTCCAATTCCAATAAAATAGAGAGTATTGACAGAAACAGCACTATTAATACCGACAAAAGTTCCTGTGCTTCCTAACCCAACTTTAGATGTAGCAATTCCAATTAAATCATTTGAAATTTTTGCGGCATAAACTATTTGATTGTTTATTAATTGATAAACACTTACACCATCTGTAGAAATTGATACTGGTCCACCACCATTAGTAGAGTAAATTAATTCGTCACCCGTGGATAAATTGTGATTTGGAAAATATGCAGACTTTGTTGGTATAAAAATTTGAGTTAACCCAACACCAGGATTTGAAAATACGATGGTAGATCCTATGCCTACTCCACTTGTATTTCCCAGGGCCAAAGTTTCTTTGGGGTCAAAATAAAATTCTTTCGTGTAATTGTAATCAAAAGATCTATCAAAAATAGAAGAATTAATGATAAACTTTCTTGAGTTCTCTGAAATAACACTTGATGCTGTATGAGAAGATCCCACAGTTCCATCATATTCTCTCAAAACTCTAATTCTTGAAGAAGATGAATCAATATTTAAAACTTTTATTTTTTCATTTTCAATAGATAGTATATCATTTTCTCTAATAAATTGAGGAATTAAATTACCATAAACATTAAAATAAGTTACAATTCCGGTGGCAGATGATGCTAAAACATTTTCTGAAAGCGAATAAACACTTGTAGAAACTCCTATTGTAAAAAATGATTGAAGTTTCGAACTTGTAGTCGTTAGTCCACTAATAGAAATTCTATCTCCGTTATTTAGATTGTGTGGAAGTGTTGAGTATCCAACAAATCTTGAGTTTAAAGTATATGGAATAAATTCAACATTTGATATAATACTACTTGCAATACTTATTTGTTGAATTTGTTTTCCTAAAACACTAAAAACTTTTCCTTTAGCACCAAATCCATCGGTATTTGTATTGTCAAATAATATTGAATCATTTACTTGATAGTTGGATCCACCAGTTACGATTCCGATGGATTGAATAGATCCGTAAGCAACGTTTGTAATTTCAGTATTTTGTTTTTGAATTTTGTTTGGATCAATTACAAAATCGTATGATGAATTTTTTTGATTAAAATTATATGGGGTTGCATTTCTAATCAAATTTGTTTTTGATAAATCAATATCATCTTGATTTGAGTATCGATCAAAATTATAATCTATTGGTTGAGAATTAAATGTATTACCTACAAAGTATGGAAATACAGGTTTTCTGTAATTCTTAAATGGTGGCAGAGTTTCAATTGTATCTGGATCTATTGTAGTAAAATAAGCGTATATTCCTTTTGGAAATTCTGGAGTAACACAAAATCTTCCATTATGTTCATCAAGATCTCCAGTATTTTGATAAATATAGTCTTCAACAAAAAATCCAGGTGGGTATGAACTTTCTCCCGATTCCAAAATAGGATTTGGTCGATCTTGAGATGGTAATAAAGAATACCCGGGTTGGAGTAATTTTATAGATCCTCCCGTTATTTTTTCATATCCATATGGTCCATAAATTGGATTACCATCATATGCCCAACCAATCACTGGAGAATGAGCATCTGATAAAAATTCTTTTCCGTTTTGCAACTGTAAATCTGGATATACGAATGTAGTGTTTCCGTCTATAATTTTTGTTGCAAAAAGTGATTGTCTTAATTTTTTGGGGGAATATAAGTGAGAATATTGCAATCCAAAAGAAGAATTTGTTCCAATTGTAATAATTCCATCGTCATCTACAATTTGTTGATTATGAACTAATCTTTCAAATATATTTACAATCCATTTTTTTGGTATAGATAAAAATTGTGCTCCAGATCCAGCAGAAATTACTGTAATTGTTGTATTATAATCTAAATATCCTTCTCCACCATTTGCAACTTCAACACTTTCTATTGATCCATTAGATACTTTTGTAATTAAACTGGCACCAGATCCGGATCCATTTATTATAATATTTGGGACTGAATTGTATCCACTTCCAGAATTTAATACCAATACTGATGAAATTTTTCCATTCTGAACAATTGCTTGCAGTTGAGCTCCCGATCCACTATTTAAATTAAAAGATGGTTGTCTGTTGTAATTTAAAATTTCAGATGCTCCATATCCAACACCACCATCTTCAATAAAGACAGATTTAATCTGACCTCTAAAAACAGGTTGTAGGGAGGCTTGGAAATTTTGTCCGGTAAAAGTAGAAACACCAATTACTCCGGAAATTTTTACTTCAATTGGTGGGTAATTAAATGTTTGCCTACCAAGTCCAGTCGATAAAAGATTTACATATTCTTTATTTTTAAAGAAATAATCCTGAGATGTTGATCCTATTCCAATTTGAGATAATTTAAAATTATTTACATCAATTTTTGTTACATAATAAGATCCAGTGGATAAACCAGAGATTGCTTGAGTTCCTGGGGTATATGAAATTATTTCACCTGTTTCGTACTTGTGATTTTGTATTGTAATTGTATTTGATGCAGTATTGATGCCGGATGACGAAACTGTCGTTTTTCTATTTTTATATCCAGATCCACTATTACTAATTGTTATTGATCCTATTTTTTTCTTTTTATTAACAGACTCTATCGTATGATTACCTGTACCATAAGAAGTTAAATTGATTGGATTTAACCTGGAGAGGGCATCTGAATATGTAACGTGAAACTTGACTGACAGAGAATCTTCAACAGAAACATAATATGAAGAATTCGTTGAAAGACCTCCGACAATTGTTTGACCATTTGGATTGTATATTACAAGTTCACCATCTCTAAATTTGTGATATGTTGAGAAAGCAACTTTATTATTTGCTAAATCAACAAGATTTGCTACAACTTCTGCGTTAAATGTAACAGTATGGTCTACAAAAATTAAATTTGGATTAACAATTGCACCAGTTCCATTTCCACCACTGATTGTAATTATGGGGTCTTTTACATAGTCAAATCCACCATCAAGTACATCAATTCTTTCAAGATTTCCCTCAACTTCACAATAACAAGAAACACCACTTCCAATTGAGTCAGATATTTCTAAAACTGGAGGATTAATCAAATCATATCCAGACCCCTCAGAGGTAACATCAATATTTTGAATTGCACCATAAAAAACAGAATCATCTGATTTATAATTTAAGATTTCAACACCATTAACCAAAATTCCAATTAATCCTGGTGTAGTTTCAACTTTTTCTTCCGTTGTTACTGGAATTGAAATTTTTCTTATTATTTTTTGTGGCTCTAACTTTTTATTAAAAAATCGAGTATACGATAAAATATTATCGGTTACGGTTCCATTTACTGAAACATAGTTTTCCTTAAAAATATTTGATCTACTCTTAGAAAGTTTTATGGTATTTTCATCTACTTTTTTAACAAAATAAATTCCATCAGGAATGTTTAAAGTATTTGTTGAACTTACTGATTTATAAGTTACTGAATCTCCTGTGTAAAATCCGTGATTTAAAATTACAAGATCTTCTCCATTAAAAATTCCATTTAATATAACTGATCGATCATTAATGTTTAATGGTTGATCCAAATAATTTGGAATTGATGGAGATGCAACATATAAAGATTCTTTATCTGAATAAACATTTTGTACATTTGTGCTGTAAATATTTAATTCTGGATAATTGTTTGAATTAACTTTTGAAACTGTTTTCTGTATTTCATATGATTGTTGCGTATCAATCTGACCCTGCCCTCTAATTACAAATTCATATTTGTTAACAATTTCTACTATAACACAATTTCTTTCTGTTCCATCAGACGAAATAATTTTTGCAGTGTCGCCAATATTAAAGTTATAAATGTCAAATGTGGTTATACTATAAAGAAAATCAATATTATTTTGAAGTGTTATATTTTTAACTTTATATTTTACTGGAATATTGAAAATCCAATTGTTTGCCGAATAATCTGTCAATCCAATACCTAAAGATTTTATTTGGATAATATCTCCAGCATCATAATAATAAGTTTTTTCTGATGGGAAATCTAAATCTGATAGAACACCAGTTACTCTAAACTTAATTTGACTCTCTGTGGTTATTCCCGAATAACCATATGCATACGAATCTAATCTAAGTTCTTGTTTTGAAATTAATGGTTGATCAATTCCATCACAATCAAAAAATTGATTTAAAGTTTTTGATCCATAATTTATAGTTACCGAAACATCATCAGATATCTTTGCAATTAAAGTTCCTGTGGTAGGAAATCCGACTGTAGAATCTACATCTAACACAGTAGATCCAATTGATACTGAAGTGATTAAGGTTGTTTTTGGATGAACATTAAAGTTTCCGAATACAGATCCATCAACATTAATGTCTTTATCAAAATCGTAGTCTAAACTTAAAACGTAATAACTTTTTCCATTTCTTACAATTTTTTGTACTCTACTTACAGATCCCCTTGCTGCTGAAAAAACATTAGTTTGATCTTGAAAAATTGTTTTGTTTAAAAGATCTTCTGGATCACCTTCAATTGGTTCTACAACTAAATTTTTTGTTATTCTATATTGTGCATCTGAGGGTATCAATAGAAAATCACTGGGTCTGATGATACTTATATCTTCACCATAAAGAGCTCTGAATAAAATTTCAAATGATTGATCAGATCCTTTGGAAGAATAAAAATCTTTTGCTTGTTTAATAAAAGTTCCTTGATTTATTTCAGAATATAATTCTCTATCTTCAAATCCTGGAGTTATTTGTTTTTTAACCTTGTTAAAAAATTCTTTGAGGAAAAGGACACTTAAATTATTGACAACAGAACCGGATGAATGTGTAGAAATTCCGGATTCAGAAAATACTAATTCATCTGATTTATTTAATCCCTTATAAGAAGTTATGCCACTAAATCCACGAACACAACCAGTAAAAGAACTTGTGGTGATTCCTGTATATGTGATGATTTCTGAATCAATTTGAATCAGTCCATAAGATTTTGGAAATCCATAAGTAGATTCGACTGAAATTGTGTCGTCAGTAAATTCTACATCAGATGTTAAATTTGTAAATTCAGTAAGATTTGTTAGGTTATCAATTTTAATATATTGATCTATGTTTTGTAAGATGTCTAAAGTTGATCCTTGTCCTTCAAGTGAAAGATAATATTGTGATAAAAACTCTTCAACTAATGGAAATTCTTCTTTTACAAAACTTGGAAGTTGACTACCAACAATTGAATTGATTTGAATTCTCGTATCTATCATTTTACAATCTTACTAAATTTCCGTTTGTGTAACTTGAAGTTGTTATATATGTTGTTCCCGATAAATCAGATCCTGAAGAAATTTTATCGGACAACATATTTAAACTGCTATTATTAATATCTAGCTGCAAATATAAATCCTGAAGTCCAATTACATCATTTGATTTTGGAATAGCAGCAACTTCAATTATTGGTTCTCCTTGCGAATTTTTTGTAGTAGAAATTATGTTTATAGAATTTAAAATAATTTCTCCTTTTTCATAATCTATCGATCCCACATTAGAATTTACGACAATTGGTTGAGTTTCCGAAAGTAATTTAAAAAGAAAAATTCTACCAGTTAATTGATTATCATTTGGAACATCGGAAAAATATAAAACGTCTGAATTGTTTAAAATTTTAAATCCAGAAGTTTTTATGTTATATCCCTTTGTATTTTTAATATGAAAAGAATTACCAAAACAAATTTCATAATTTGCGAATTGATTTAATTTTGGTCTCAAATCTCTTCTCATCTGAATTTTAGTAATATTTGATGTTACTGATTCGTGACTATTGTCAATAATATTCTGAAATTTACTATATTTAAATCTTGCTCCGTATTGATTTAATTCACTTGAATTTGCATAGTTGTTAATATTATTAAAAATAATTGTTTTTACAAAGTCTGAGGTAGGTGCTAAATTTGTGTTATAATATGCGGTCACATCAGATTCAATATATAAGTATTTTAAATCTAAAATTTCTGGAACAATTCCAGCTACAGAATATCTTCTTAATTGGATTTTTAGATTATCTTTAATTGTATTTGGAACAAAAGGACCAAAAACTGGTTTAATGGTGATAAAAACTTTTCCATATTGAGGTGGAACTAATTCTTCACCACCAAATACTGAAACAGATTGAGCCTCTGGATAAATCCTTGGAACTAAAGCTTCATAATCTGCAGCAGTTACAGCTCTATTATATGAAGAATATATTCTTGGGGCGTATTTTTTGATTGAATCTACAGACTCAATTTCTTTTCCTAATTGTGAAGGTGTATTTGTTGTAATTAAAGAAATGCCAGATGAAACTAAATTATTGTTATTATCTAAAATTCTCCCATTAAATGTAAATCCAGAAACTCCATTTCCGGATTCACCACTTGTAACAATATATGATGCTTCAATATAATTCAAGTTTTCAAGTTTTTCCCCAAATATTCCATCACCAAAAATAAGTTCATATCTTTGATCTTCAATTTCTTGAATAAAAAATACTTTTGAAGTTGATGTAACTTCAAATAAACTCTCAGATAAATTAAATATTCGAGAGGAAGTACTTGCTTGAGTATCTTTAACTGTTACTGAAATTGTAGAAGTATCGATATTTGCATTTTCAAGAATAAATTTTTGAGTATATGAATTTTCATCCATTTGAACTACAAAATTTGATATCAAAAAAGTTCCTTCATAAATGTCGATATTATTGAATGACGCAATTCCATTCACAATAGGAACAGTGATATCTTCTGGAATAGCAAAAGTATAACTTTCTGAACCAAAAGATGATGAAGATGTGCAAACAATTCCTTTTTTAAGAGTGAAGGTAATTGGATTTGTTGTAAGACTTGAAGTATCTACAAAAAATGAGATGTTTGCTCGAGCCGCAGTTCTTGATCTTGGAACATACCCAATATTTCTTGCTAGAGAAACAACGTTTTCTCTTAATGTTGCACTATCGATAAACACTTCGTTGCTAATCATATTAGCATTATACGAAGAGATATAAGTGTTATATGCAAGTACGTCAATTATTGTAGAAAGATTAGATCCTTCAAAATCATAGTCAGTAAAATTTGAATTCGATCTTAGATAATCTCTAATCGAAGTCTTAATTTGATCAAAATCTAAATTCGTAAAGTTTACTAATGCCATTATCGTGTTGGCTGTAATGCGAATGCTAACTGTTGAGGTAAAACGTCAATTCCTATAATATTGTATGTAATAGTAACGTTAAAGTTAAGATTGTCATAATCGGGATCAACAACTACATCAACTAAACTAACTCTTGGTTCATAATTATTAATTGTGTTTTCAATTTCATCTTTGATTGTTGATGCTGAAAAATCATCAATATTTTCAAACAAAGAACGACCTATATTGGATCCCAAATTTTGATTAAAAAATCTTTCTCCAGGATATGTAAGTACTAAATTTCGAATGGAACGGGCAATTGCAGTTTCATTTTTAAGCGCAATTAAATCATAATTAATAGGATTGACCTGAAATGACATACTTAGGTCTTTGAAACCTTTACTTACCCGTTCTACAGGCATAAAAAATTATAAATCTAACTTATTTATTCGGGTTTTTTGAACTCGTAAAGAGGTTCTGTGCCATATTCCCAATCATCATAGTCACTATCATTACGAATTTTTGAATGAAGGTCATTTTGAAGAAAGAAATCGTGCTTTTTGGGTGTTAAGTCGTCGTGATTGATCTCACGAAGCATCTTTTGCTTCTCAATTTTCTCTTCCCAACCGTATTCTGATGCTAAAAATTCAGTTCCCCACTCATTTTTCATAAAATTTTGATCTTTATCGACTTGTTTGGTCATTTTTTTGCTCCTGATTTGTTAAATCAGAACTTTTTACGGGGTTGCTATCCCGAATTTCTGTAATTTCATACATAAAGTCGTCTGAGGTCTCTATTTTTCGACGATTTTCGACAGAATATTCGGTCAAATCAATTTCGTATCCTGGATTCTTGGTGATTCTGTTCTTTGTCCAAGCATCATCGTACCACAAGATCTTATTATTTGGATATGCATAGAAGTTTCCATCATCCATTTTGAAAAAATGAGCACATTTGTGTTCTGGAGTCTCACTAAAGTTTGTGTTCAGAGTTGATTTTGATTCCCAAGACCAATCAAGAGTGAACAAGTAGGTTCCTTCATTCTTTTCTCCACGATAATTAATCAATTGAGCACGTAAGTTAGCCAATCTTGAACGTACTTGAACATCAATATAAGGAGAAAAGCAATCCCACCACATACACTCTTCTAATTGAGGAACTGGCGCATCAGGTTTCCAACAAAATGCGTGAATTGGTCTTCGAGTCCAGTTCACCCCGTTCTCTAAAAACGCCTCAAAGAGGGGTACGTGCTTCTCTAAGGATGCTACGGAGTGTACGTCGCATAAAGTTACCTCACCGTGTCCTTTTTTATGATTATACAAAAACTCATTACGAATATAACAAGTGATTGTAGGAAGATTGTGATTTAAGTAAGACATTCGGAGGTTTTCGGTGTTTTGGTTTTTTCGGGTTTTGGTTTTCTTCAAGACGAGGAACGACGCCGCTTCCGGTAATTAATTATAAAAAAATAAAAAGCACTTAAAGAAATCTCTAAGTGCCTTGAAGATTATTTACCTTGTCCTCGATAAGGTTTTTTTGCTTTATTTCTGCTGGTTGCAGCATACTTTGTATTCTTCCCGAGTCCCTGTCGTGTATTTTTTGGATGCGATTCAAGTTGTGCTGAACCATTCAGAGATTTACGATTTGCCATTAGATTTCCTCCAATTCAATTAAATCAGAATCAAGATCTTTTGAAAAGAAAGCTTCCGAAAGATCTTGAAGAACCTCAGTGCATTCTTCTGCAGTGAGATCTGTATAAATTTTACGTCCTTGATAAAGTACGTTGTATTTCTTCATTAGATAATACGAGTCTTTTCGTGTCCAACTCGAATGCGAGGATCACACCAGATCTTATAACCTTTCTCAATTGCATCAAGACAGAATGAAACGTCTTCACCACACATATCTTGAACTGCACCAGATTCAAAGACTTGCATCTTTGGAGCAAACCAAGGATACTCAAGATTCTCAAAGACACCTTTCTGAATCAGGACCCAACCAAAACCAGTATAATCAACTGTGAAAGGTTTACGACGTTTTGAGATACCCTCCACATTTTCGTGATTCATCACACCACCATTCTTACGGAAGTCATCTTCCTCTAACCAGTGAGCCACTGAAGTCGTGTGCCCATCTTCTGTGGCATACCATCCAGCAACAATTTCCTTTTCTTCTCCTTCTTGATTCAGAGCAAGATCACAGAGTTGCCAGAACTTTTCTGTGTTAAACACAATATCACTATCAATCCACAACTGATAATCATATTGAAGTTTACCGTCCCAAGGAATTTGCTTTGGACCACGAAGTACATTTGCACCAAGTACTTTACAACGTGCAAAGTTTACCATTGATGAGTAGTCTTGAGAAATTTGAATACTCATTCCATTTTGAACCATATCAAAACAAAGTTGTACAAAGTTCTTCAGAAAGATAAAAGAACAACCTCTTCCTGGAAGACAGAATACAATTGTCTTTCCACGCATTCTTTGTTTAATTGCATCATAATCCCAATCCTCAGTTTGGGGTTTTGGTGCGGCAGCTTTTACAGTAAATCCTTTTGCCATAACTTTTAATAAGTTTCAGATCAATTTTAACAGTTTATATATGCCTTGTCAATATGAAGCTGACAGTGTAAATTCTTTATTCACAATCAGTTCTTCATATGACAAATCTTCAATTGAATAGTCAGTATGCATAATTCCAACCATATGATTCAAAGTATTCCAAGTTGTTGTAAATTCTTCTTCTTTAATCGAATGAAATAAACAACGATCTTTTGCGTAGATGTGATATACCTTTTCCATAAAAAAATTCTCCGGAAAATTTTGTAACAAAAATTAATTCGTTACTGCATTATATATCATTACAAATAAAAATCCAAGAGGCACCCATATAATCTTTGGATAACGAATGATCCACCCTGCAAGAACGACTTTCCAAAATGTCCAATAAGGTTTCCGATGATAATATTTGGAAAGGTTATATGATCGCATTTTACTTCCGGAAATTTTTTGATTTGAATGATATTTAGAGGTCGATTTGTCACCTCTGTAGGTTAGGAAGGACCCAATTTTTATAAACGGCAACGCAACCCATCAACCCGCAACAAACCCGCACAAACACTGCCGATACGCATATACGAATAAAGTCTAACATAAGTGCCCTCCAGTGTCAACCAGAGGGCACGCATAAACTAATAATCAGAACTCGACTTCTGCCTCCTCACTGTCACTCACGTTATCAGCAACAAGTGTATCCAGAATCTGAAGAATTTCATTTCCGTTGTTACCTTGTGCCAGAAGAGAGATAAGAACTTGCTTTGACATTTTGTGTGTTGTGTGTTAAACTGTGTGTTGAGTGAGTGTCTTTATAAGGGCGCAATCTCATTCCCTTTGAGTGTCAGTTAGAAGAGATAATCAGAATGCCAGAAGTGTATTATCAAACTGCTCTTTAGTGATCAGACCTTGATGATAATCGGTGTTCAGAGTATACATCAGGTCCGTGAATTGAGTATAACGATCGGGAGCAAAGTGATACAGGAAGAAGATTTTGC